TCAATGGCGGAATATGGTGCGACAACAAGAACGCGGTTTATATTAGGTAATTGTTTTATATGCCTTATCATACAAATTGACTTACCAGTTCTCATTTCCATAAATAAAGCACCATGTTGATGTTTTCTTAAATAATGAATAGCATCTATTTGATAAGGCCGTAATTTTTTTATTTTACGTGTTTCCATGTTTTCCCAGTTCGTATTGCAGAAATTTGAATTTGGGCAACCCCAAATTTTTTAGCAATATCCCTTTGTTTTCCTGGCATTGTTCTAATTTTTCTGACTTGATTTTCCGTTAATTTTGACCAGCTACATTTTTCTCCATGTAAACAACGTAACCGGCCTTTTTTGATTTTATCTCTTATATTATCAGTATTTGTTCCTAAAAATAAATGTTCTGGGTTTATACATTGTGGAATATCACAATGATGTAGAACATGAAAACCATCCGGAATAAATCCAAAGCACTCTTCCCAAATAATATGAGAAACCTTAGTTAATTTTCCATTAATCCTTTTTGAAGGTCTGTCTCTGAATCTTCCAGTACCAGCCTGACTTGTACAAAGATGACATCCTGTATATTGATATACAATAAAATCAATTAGACGATTGTCTGATCTAATTTTCTTTTGATTTTTCATCTTCTTTTGCTTTGGTTAGATCATCAAGGATTTTCTGGGATTTAATATCCTCATCCCAAATCTTTAGAAATAATTCGGCAAAACTTTTGGCTTTTACTGTGAATGTTTTCAAGGATGAACCCTCCTTATTATAGGTTTAAAAGAAGCCGGTCTTTCCCGGCTGTCAGGCTCTTAATGGAAGCCACCCAGTACCGGCGAGGGTTCAATTCTCCGGTAGCGCCGCGATTGCCTTTTTCAGGGAAATCTTGGCTTTGACCTTAGGAAACTTTTCTTTTTTGACCCGAACAAATTCAATAAGTTTGCCCTTGTCATCCCGGGAAAAGCGTTTAAGAGAATCATCCGTTTTCTTGCATTTGTAAAATGCCCATGAAAACCATTTTGAAAACTCTAAGGGAGAATCAAATTTTGCAGCAATAAATTCTTTTTCGATTTCTTCCTTGGAAAGTTTTTGGCCTTTGATCCGGTCAAAAAACCACCGACTTATTGAATTTCTCGGTTTCTTTTCTGCCTTAACCTTCTTTTCTTTTTTGACTTTCGGTAACTTAAAAATAGGTGGGACGTCTTTTTCAGTATCTTCCGGTTCGACCGTTCCCACATAGGCAGCCTGTTTGGGCTTGGGCACGATCGCCTTTTTCGCTATGACGGTTTTCTTCGTGATTTTCTTGCTGGACATTAGACCCTCCTTTTAAAGTGTGTATAAATTAAAGTGAGTTGACCATAGACAGAATAGAATCGACTTTTGACTTTTCCGTTTTCGGTACGGTAGAATCCACGATGGCGAGGATTGAATCCAGGGCATCGCTTTTGAACGTTTCGCCCGAACCGAACAATGCCGCTTCCGCCCGCTTTGTTTGTAGCATTTCCATGCCACCATCACCTGTACGGAAACCATCACGCTGGTGATCAGTCCACTGAGTAACGGAATTGAGCAGGGAATACATAGTTCCTTGCGCCGCTGGTATGGCATTATTATCATTGCTCATGAAATTCTCAGCGATCTGTGCAGCCATATTTTGCTGCCTTGTACTTTTGTCAATTTCGGGGAAAAGCTTTCCCAGGACATCGGCAAGGGAACGCTGGGTGACTTTTACGGAAACAAGGTGGGCAAGCTTATCACTGAGGGAATTGATTTGGCCTGACACGCCTTTTATCAAAGTTTTTGCCGTATTAAGTTTATCATCAATGCCGGAAGTATGCCGGAGTCTCAGGATTTTTGAATCCGTGTCCTGTGCGAGTGCCTGAGTAAGCGTATTGTTACAAACGACGCGGATGGTTGTGAGTTTGCATTGCGCTGCTTTGCCATCGCGAGAATCTGTAAAAAGTAAATACGTTTTATGTTCATCGCCTTTGATCGGGGCAAAGGTTTTGTTAAGCTTTGCAAGGCACCAGACCCGTTCACCGTTTCCCAGTGCTCCGGCAGTCTCGAAATGTGCTTCTTTACTTTCGAGAAGGGCATCAACGAAGTCAAAGCACTGTGAATTCTGGATGGGGGTATACTTTTCTCCGACAGTGGATAGATAGGAATTGTTATCATCGCGGAGAATGGCATAAGATGGAATAGGTGACGAGGTAACCGGATTTGAAAGTTGGTGCTTTGAAATCGTCCAGTCCAGGTGAGCAAGCTTGATTGCCTGTTCCCATGTTTGGGCTTCCTTGACATTGACACCTAAGTGGTGCCATGCCGGACGACCTGCTGTAAAAACCTCTGCCTGTTTTGTGGAATTGTTTGTGGAAATATTGTCTGACATTGAACCCTCCTTTTTGAAGTTATTAATAATATAATTAAAAAAAACTAAAAAAGCTTAAAAATAATTATTTATTTTTCCTTTCTATTATATTACTGACTGTTTTCCATTTAATTTGTCACGCATGATCTGAATTGCCTTTTTCAATTCATAATCCGTTATCGTTTTAATATCACCTGATTTACTGTCGGAAAATTCATCCGATAAATAAATTATTATGGCATTTCTGGCAATCGTAAATGAATCCACCGAACCCTCCTTTATTAATTGTAAATGGCAAATGAGTCGACGGAAATTCTTCCACCAGTGAACCGTTGAACGTTAAAAGGAAATTCAACAGGAATGTTACTGGGAGTAGTCTGGGAATTGCAGGCAACAAAATCACGATTCCAAAAACCAATAAAAACGCCTTCGACGATTTCACCGGATTCCATGACAAAAGCTCGACATTTTAACCCGATGAAATCCCGCGCTTTTTTTAAATCCTGTTTCCTGATAATTTCCACTGAACACTCCTTATTATTAAAGAATAATTTCTATTTCGGTATTTTCATTTTTTTCTGCTTCAATCCGAACTAAAGATAACAAAGGAGAATCCGCAATTTGTTCTCCTGTCATCACTCTTTCTCGATAGCCAGGTTGGCCCTCTTTTCGTGAACGGAGTCGAAAAATATTTAATTCTTTACAATATAATAATGAAATCATCTTTCACGCTCTTTCAAAAAGGTTTGCCGCTTCCCGCCGTTCCCGGGGCTCGTGCCCCAGGTGTTCGGCAGAACGCGGCGGGTGTGTTATCTCTCGCCTATCACGTTGCCGCAATCACAATCTAATATACCACATAGCGTATTTTTGACCTTGTGTCCCCACGCTAAAACGGCTAAACGATCATCGCCCCGATAATCAGGATTGTTGCATGCGTCGCGCCTGCGGTCGATCTCATCGCAGGACAATTTGGTTTTAAATTTTGTGTTGTGTAAGCTGTTTGATAGCGTTTTTGTATCGTACCGTTTCATTTTCTCCCCCTCTGCCGAGGCTGAGGCTGAGGCTGCTGGCCATCATCAGTGCCGGAGATACCGGCAGACCGCCCGATGGCGGTTTCGACCTTTATGCTATTTTTACGGTATACCCGGCAGCTATCATTTGGTCAACTTTTATCTGCCACTCAGCCAAATTAATTTGGCCGTGATTGCCTTTTGCGCTCGACATTACCACCAAATCTCCATCCAACTCACCATAGAGTATCTGTCCGGTTTTGCTCGTTATCGTCCATTTTTTCATTTTTTTCTCCCTCTGCCGAGGTTCCCGGATCGCCGGGGCGGTGTAGGCTCTTTTGCTCTACACTATAAATATACTATAAAAGTGTAAAAGAGTCAAGAAATATTTCATTTAATTTTAGGCGCATAACTTATTGAATTATAAGGAGTTATAAGTTTAACCGCTTTTTATTGTTTTTATTTTTGTAATAAACCTTAAAATACCTCCTGCAAATTTTTTGAATTTATCAATAATGATTTGTTTTTCTTTAAGATCCTTTTCGTATTTTGAAATTATTGCTTTCTTTTCCTTTTCATAAATTTCTTTAAAATTGTTTTCAAGTTTGTTTTTACAAATAATACAAGCTTCTCCATTTTCTATTTTCATAATGAAAACGTCAAAAAGATAACCCGTATCATGTTTGTGAACAATAAATCCTTGTTCTTCTAAAGCAGGAATAATTTGTTCAAGATAAAGTTCTTTGGTTATTTTTTGTTTACCGATTAAATTAGAAATCAGATCGGAATATGGGCAATTTTCCTTAAATGCTAATAATCTATTTTCACCTTCATATTTATTTATTGTAGCAATCCTATATGCATTTGGATGACTCCATAACACTACTTCATTATTTTCTTCTGTATCATATGCGGCCAATATATTCTTTGTTTTTAAATAATTATCAATGATTGTAACAATTTTCCAAGGCATATTTTTTTCATCCGGAATTGCTTTATTAATAAGAAGTTGTTGAGGTTTGGTGAGACGAACATTAAATTGACTTTTTTCATCCTCAGGCGCACATCGTGGACGACCAAGCGGTTTTACTTCAAAATCTCTATACATAGTATCCTCCTATTATATATGGGTGATATATTATCTGATTTATAAAGATAATATAAATAATGATTAAAGTCAATCTTTTTCTTTTCTTTTTTTTATTATTAATATTAAATATATATTCAGTATAATATGCCATCTATATATGTTAGTATAATTAGTAAGATTTTTATAACTTCTTATCCGGTTTTATATTATAATATAAGCATGAGTAAGATCATTCCACCGGAACAACTCCCCCTTACTATAAAACAAAAAGAGTTTTGTAATCAATATCTAATTGATTTAAATGCAACTCAAGCGGCTATACGAGCAGGATATAGCCAAAAAACAGCAGCAGTTATCGCTTGTCAATTCTTAATAAAACTTAATATACAGCAACATATAGCAGAATTACAGGCTATTCGTTCGGAGAGAACTCATATAACTCAAGATAAAGTTTTACGTGAAGCGGCACGATTACTTTTTACAGATACAAGAGAAATTGCATCATGGAAAAACAGACGAGTAATTTTAAAAGATTCTTCCCAACTCAGCGATGACGTTGTTGCATGCATTGAATCCGTGTCACAAGATAAAAATGGATTATCAATAAAATGCCATTCAAAAACAAAAGCCCTTGAGCTTGTTATGCGGCATCTCGGTTTGCTCAATGACAAGCTTAATCTCGGGGGTCAGCCGGGCAATCCAGTTTCGTGCCAACCTATTTTCAATTGTGTTCCTGAATCTATACCTTTGGTAAAAGATTTACTCGCAGGGAAAAAACCAGATGTTGCCAATGATAAACAACCTGACGAGAGTGTTCCAAGCTAACGCTGCGGCATACTACGCAGGAAAGAAGATTATTATCAATCAAGGTGGAACGTCATCCAGTAAAACGTTTTCAATTCTCCAGTTATTTATTTACTTGACAATTGGCTCTATTGAGGCGTGTATATCTTCAGTGGTTTCCGAATCCGTTCCCCATCTCAAACTCGGTTGCATACGTGATTTCAAGACAATTATGGGAAGCTCTTTTTGTGAAAAAGATTTTCATCAAACCGATAATATTTACAGTTTTGGTGAAAATAAATTAATGGAGTTTTTCAGTGCAGACAATCCTGGAAAGGTCCATGGCCCTCGGCGCAATAACTTATTTATCAACGAAGTAAATAACGTACCAAAATTAGTACGTGACGCTCTGTCGGTCCGTACTCAGGGACTTGAGGTATACGACTATAATCCGACTGGTGAATTTTACTTGATGGATGAAATTGGAAAGCCTGGAGTTGAATTTATAAAATCAACTTATCTTGATGCCAAACAATTTCTTCCAGGGAACATAGTCGAAAAGATTGAAGCACGTAAAGGCAGAGATCCGAATTGGTGGAGAATATACGGTTTAGGTGAGGTTGGAAATATTGAAGGTATTGTACATTCTGTTTTTACTCAAGAAGATTTGCCTGAAGGAAAAGGAAAAATATTCTATGGCCTTGATTTTGGATATACTAATGATCCTACATGCCTTGTAAAATGTTGCTTGTACGGTGAAGATTTATATTGTGATGAATTAATTTATGAAACTGGTTTGACAAATCAGAATATAGCAAAGCGCTTTGAAACTATTGGCATGGAAAAAGGTAGGTCTGAAATATTTGCAGATTGTGCAGAACCAAAAAGTATTGATGAAATACATCTTTGTGGATGGAACGTTAAACCTGCACCAAAAGGCCCGGATAGTGTACTCAATGGTATTCAACGTATCAATCAGTATAAGCAACACTGGACAAAGCGGAGTCTCAATGCCATAAAAGAAATGCGAAATTATCGGTATAAGCAAGATAAAGATGGTAAGTTTCTCAATGAACCGATAGATGACTTTAATCATGCAATGGATGCTCGGCGTTATGCTTTGGCTGGTAAAGGTCTTGATAGACCTATTCAGTTTTTTTAATTATGAAAAAAATAATAACAAGATCAGAAAAACGTTGCCATGATTGTGTTGCACGAAATATAAAGACAAATGATTTACCTTGTAAAGATTGCATTAAGATTGAAGAAATAGAAACTGAATTATTTTTTAATTATACAAAGTTTTCTTTAACGAGGAGGGCTTATGCTTAAAGTAACTTTACTGATAATACTGTCAGTAATGATTTTTGGTGCGGTGAAAGCGGATACATTATCCGTTATCAATGTTCGTGATACTACAATTACAAAAATCTATCAGCCAACCGAGGTTGTGAAAGCAGAAAAGAGGCATATAGGAAATGTTATATTTGGTATTGCTATGATTACTCTTGGAACGTTTGGCAGTACAATAACCATTATTGATGCAAGCACTATTCCAAAGTATTACAAGTATAATCCAAATTTAAGGACTAATACGATATACTTGACATTTAATATTATGGCCATTACTTATGGTATATGGAAAATATGTCAATAATAAAGCAGGGCGGGGGCGAGTAGGGAATAACAATGGTACAGAAACAAGTAACATTATACGATCCAAGGGGACAGGAAATAGATCTCAGTGTCAAGGCACAGTCCGTTCCTGATCTTGATCCTGATTTTTTTAGTTCTGTTCTTGGTTCGGGAACGACAAAAGATATTGAGGAAAAACCATACCAGTTACACTGGATCGTATATGCATGTGCTCGTGTCATTTCGTGGAATCTCAGCAGACTTCCCCGCTTGCTAAAAGATAAAAATAATAAAGTAGTTGATAACGAAGAATTAAAAAAGATATTTGACCGCCCAAATCCTTTCATGACAAAGCGTACTTTTTTTGAAGCGCTTATTCTTTACTTGCTTCTCCCAGCGAAAGAGGGCTTTGGTGAAGGAATGCGAGGCGGGCAAGTATTTATCGTTTGCGATAGTGGAAAGGATGATCCTCATGTCGATTTGGCTGCTGGTCAAATTCCTGTTTCTATGTATCCTTATTCGGATGAGTTTATTTCTCCTGAATTTGACTCACAAAAAAAATTCATTGGATGGAAACTTGAAATCAGACAAGACGATCTGCTCGTTCACTACAAACCAAATGAAATTATACGAATCTACAATTTCAACCCCTACGACTGGCTCGGTGGATTGTCAATGTATGAACCAGCCCAACGAGCTATACTTAATGATATCAAGGCAGATGTTTGGAACAGTCGTACATTTGAAAACGACGCAATACCTGCGGGAGTTCTTTCCAGTGATGCTGAATTGACAGAGGAGCAAGCAACTTCTATATCAGCGCGATGGTATCAAAAATATTCAGGTGTAGGAAATGCCCGACGTGTTGCCGTTCTCGGTAAAGGGACAAAGTTTCAAACTATTGCTACTTCACAAAAGGATATGGAATTTACAGAACAGAAAGCACGTATTGTAGATGAGACACTTTCCGTATTCGGTCTTAATAAAATAGCAATAGGTAATTATGAACAAATTAATTATGCTACTATTGTTGAAGGACGTAAAATGTTATGGGAAGACACATATCTTCCTATTGACGAATCAATCATGGAACAAGTCAATTCACAATGGATAAATAATATTGATCCCCGTAATGTTATTTCTATGGTAGGGGATACATCAAATATTCGAGTATTAAAAAAAGATCACAGTAAAAATATTATAGCAGCAAAGACAATGGTAGATACCGGTGTTCCTGCTGCCATCGCTTATCGAATAAATGAAGTTCCCATTACTGAGGATGATTTATCAAATGCACCATGGCTTAATGAACGACCTATTCAACCAACATCTCCTTTTGGTAATCAACCTATTGTGGAACCGAAAGTAAAATCTATCATACAACAGGTAAAACTTGGCCTTGATGAATTGGATAAAATCGCCGCTGATTATCTTGAAAAGGTTTTGTTGCCCGGAGAAAACCTATTCTATAATAAAATGGTACGTTATTTTATTGACGAACGCAATTACATGCAGGATTTGGTTGATACGTGGCTAAAGAAACAAAAAGATTTTAAAGGTGGTCCGGGAAGTGGTCGCTATCCCGCGGGAAGTGGAGGGCAACATGATAATTCAATTGACACATTAAAACAAATTTCCATTGATCATTCAGATATGATAAGTAAAGATACGGAAGGGGTACGAAAAGAAAAATACCACAATGAAATAGAACCTCGTTTAAAAGATGAACCTGATCAAGCAAGCGGAAAATGGCATTTAGCTAAAAGAATGATTTCAGTTTCACAGGAAAAATGGCAAGAAAAAGATGTTAAAGATACTTATAAATCAATAACAGGTAGTACATATAAACCATATATTGATGAAAGTGATACTTCTGATCCTGAAAAATCTTTGATTTATAAAGCGGATAACAAAATAATTGCCGATATGTTTCTATTTGATGATGTCAAAGAAACGGAAAAATTGATTAATAAGATTTATCGTCCAATGGTCAAGGATCAGGTTATACGTGAAGCAGGAAAATTGAACCAGGAACTTGGCGGGCTTGTCAATTGGAGCGTACAAGATGAAATGATTGAAGCATACGTTCTTAACAGGGCAGAAGGACTTGCGGCAATAAATACAACTACGATTAATATGTACAAAGAAAAAATTTCAGAAGTTATTGCGGAAGGATATCAGGAAGTATGGAATCCGAATCAATTTGCAAAAGGAATCAAAGACGTTATTTCAGATACAGGAGAAATTCGTAAAAATCAAGCGCGGACGATAGCGCGTACGGAAACGGGAATCATTTCCAGTGACGCGCGATACGATGCTTTTCAGGCAGAAGAAGTTGAGGAACAAACATGGGTATCTGCCAATGATGAAAAGGTCCGGGAAACACATCAACAGGAAAATGGAATATCTGTCAAGGTGGGAGAAGAGTTTCCCCATACTCATTTGCTTCATCCTTGTGATCCAGATGGTGAACCTGAGGAAATAATAAATTGTCGATGCGTAGCAATAGCAAAGATGTGGGATTAAAATGAAAATACTTATTACAGGAGGCAGTGGTTTTATCGGTCATGCCGTTGTTACTGCTTTACTTCAGGCAAAGCACGATATTACTATTGTCGATATTAAGATGCCCAACTTTCCCGGACATATCCATTTCTTTCATGCTGATATTCTTAATAAGAAAGCTTTATCAGAAGTATTTGAAAAAGTAAAACCTGAAATAGTTATTCACCTTGCAGGATGCACGGACTCGACAGCGGGACATGATTACATTTACAATTGCAATGTCAAGGGAACACTGAATATTATTGATACTTGTCTCAATAATAAAGTAAAGAAATTTATTTTTGCATCAACATGTATGGTATATGGCAAAAATTCTAAGTTAAAGGTAGCGGAAAAAGTTGAAGTTGCACCACAATCCTTATATGCCTTTACAAAAGCGGTTGGAGAAAGTCTTATTAAAGCAAGTGGCCTGAATTATATCATTTTTCGCATGTTCAATGTTTCCGGTCCTGGATTTACACATGATCCTCCACGGTATCTTATTCCAACAGCTTTGGCAGCGACACTTGAAAAACCATTACGGATATTTACAAAGTACAATGATATTCGGGATTATGTTCACGTTGATGATATTGCTCGTGCGTACGTACTCGCATGTATATCAAAAGTAAAAGACGCTATAATAATAAATCTTGGCACAGGCATCCCATCATCTCTTGGTCATGTAATTGACATGGTACGAGAAGCAAGAGGCATACTTCTGCATACCATAATTGATTATAATGCTCCGGGACTTAACAAACAAGAAGGAATTCATCTTACTGCTAATATAAAAAGGGCGGAAGATATTCTTCATTGGATTCCCCAAAAGAAATTAAGTAACATAATCAAAGATGCTGCTGATTGGTTTAATAAAAGGAGTATAGAATGATCAAACAAAATAAGAAATCCGAACCTATTAAGGAAGAAGAAAAACAGGAAGTCAAAGAAGAAGAGAAAAAGGTTGCTTCAATTCGTGGTGGAGTTTCCTTTAATCAATATTCAATAGGTTAATATGAAAACGGAATACGAAACAAAAGTAAAGATTGCTCAGGGTAAAAATAAGCAGGGCTACCAAGTAAAAAATAAGGAGAAGAAAAATGTCCCTCCCAAAAATTGAACATAAAATTTTTATTGGGGAAGTCCTGTCGCATGATGATAAGACCTTGACATTGGAACATTTCATTTCCACTGAAAAACAGGATGACGGTGGGGACATCATGCGGGCGGATGGTATGAAAACAAGAGGACGTCCCGTTGTTCTTAAACAGCATGGCCAGGATGCTTCTCAGGGAAATGAACCAATAGCTAAACCATTAGGTTTGCGAATAGGAACTTCTCCCAGTGGCATGAAAGGTCTCATTGCAAAAACGCAATATTATGATGGATCAAATTTAATTCCCCCGGATAACACTGGAAAGCGTTTATATGAAAAGGCACGTGATGGTTTTATGCCTAATTGGTCAATAGGGTATCAAATTGTAAAATCAAAACCAATTAAGAATGGTCGTGACGTGACAGAGTGGAAACTACATGAATATTCCCAGGTTGCTGTTGGCATGAATGATGAAGCAGTATGTGCTGCTGAGTATAAAAAGTTAGGCATTACTGAAGACGAAGTAAAAAAGTTTTTTGATAATAATAAATTGTTTACTCAACTGTTTGATGAAAAGAAATTACCGGAAGAGGAAGTAATACTAAAGCCAAAGGATGTAAAATCAATTGCTGATTGTACCACCATATGTATAGCATACAATTCAATGCGTACTTTATTTGAAGGTATGATGGAAGAAGCTTGCAAGCAGTTAATGATAACTGATAATCCTATGACTGGACAAGAAATCTCTCAGCAATTGATTTCTGAATTTAGCATGCTCGTTGAACCTTATCTTACTATTTATATTAATCAATGGCGTGCTGATTTACATATAGGTGGAGAAAATCCAGTACCCATTACACCAGCATTAGAAGAATCTGTTCATAAGTTTCTTACTGAAATGAAAGGCCAGATTGTTTCGGTCGATGTTGATTTGAAAGGCATTGAAGATATTATTAAAAGTAAATTTGATGAAAATAAGTATATTACAATAGAATCGTTTAAAGCTTTCTTTGATAAATACCATGTTCTTTCCCCTGCGGGCGGCAGAGAACCTGTAAAGCCAAAGGAAGATTTATACGCAAAAGCAATTGAGGGCGTGACATTTAAAATCGGAGCAAAGTAATATGGAACTCAAAGAATTTCAAGATACCCTTACCAAATGGCAGGGCGAACTCGAAACCAAAATCAACGGACTTTTAAAAACGTCCGATGACAATACGGAAGTTGCAAAGAAAGCACTGGAGACAGAACTTGACGGAGTGAAAAAGTCTCTCAATTCCGTTACAGAACAGCTTAAGACCATTGAAGCGAAACGGATTCCCGGTGCGGCCGAGGAACTGAAAAAGAAACCGTTTGATTTTGGTATGGCTGCCGCGGCAATGTACAAAGCACGGATGAACGTAACCAATGAACCGTGGAAAGGCGCCGAGTATGAGAAGGAACTGTTCGATGCTCGTCGCAAGGATAACAATGCGTCAAGTGGTGAGGCTGGTGGGTATCTCATTCCTGATGAGGTGTCCGACAGTATGATTGATATGGTTACGGCAAACATGCCGCTTGCGGAACTTGGCATGAATATTATCAAGGGTCTTGTTGGTGATCTTCCTGTCCCGAAAAAGACCTCCCGGACTACGGCATACATGGTTGGCGAGAATGAGAAACCGACTTCTTCCGGCGTCAAGTATGGTGAAGTTACACTTCGTCCGAAAAAGGCCGGTGCTTTCAGCAAACAGTCAAATCGTCTCATTTATCAATCACGTGGAGTTTCAAACAAAATCATCAAAGATGATTTAATGTATTCCATGGCAAAGATCATGCAGGAACAGGCTCTTACGGGTACTGGTGTCGGTAAAAATGCAAAAGGTCTTTTCACCAATTCAAATTTCACGACATCAAACGTTTCTCTCGGTGCAAACGGTGGACGTTTCAGAATTGATGATGCGTCCAAGATGATTACCGATATTGAATGTGCCGATGAGATCAACAATCCCGGCGGGAAATATGGTTTTCTTTTTCATCCGCGTGTAAAGGCTGGTATGAAAAGGGAACGTATCGAAATGTATTCGGCACAGACTGCGGGAAAAGGCGCGCCGGTTCTGCCAATGAATCTGTTGATGAATGATAAAGTCCTCAGTGATCAGCTTGGACACAAGATTGCGGCATCGACTCTTGTTCCTGCTAATGCCACTGTTGGAACATCGTCAACATGTGCCAAGACCGTTTTCGGTGACTGGAATCTGTTCTGGATGGGCATTTGGAGAGACCTTGTTATGAAGGTATCCGATACGGCAGGAGACGGATCAACCGGATCCGCTTTCTTGGACGATCAGCTTTACATTGTGCTGTTTCAGGAATTTGATACGGCGCTTATGCGTGAAGCGGCCATGACTGTTGCGACAGGTTGCGAAACGACAGAAGCAAATTGGTAAGGATCGTTTGTTAATTGAGGGCATTCGATTTTAAAAGGAACAATAATTATGCAAAGCAATCTGATTGAAAAGGTAGATATTAAAGCAGCACATTGCCCGATTACCATTGTTTCGGAGACAGTGACATTTGGGAATCACATTGATACTGCGGGATTCGATAGTGCTGTTATTGCTCTCAGTGTTGCGCCGTTTTCCGCTCCGGCTACGTTGAGTGCAATACTTTACGAGCAGGAAGCAAATAACGGGGATCTGACTCTCGTTCCCGTTACGGGAGGTAATTTGGGACTCATAACCGGCAATGGCGCTGTTCAGAATTTCATTGGCGGTATTGAGGTCAAAAATTACAAGCGGTATCTCGCATTGAGGCTTCAGGGTTCATTGTCCAGGACTGCAAATCCTACTATTGGAGTAGCAGCAGCCATTATCCTGGGAAAAGCGGATACTGAACCGGTATCCAATTCGTCTGTTTTTGATGTGAAGTAAATATTAACATTAGTGGGGATATAAAAGTCCCCACTAATTTTTAAAAGGAAAAATATGTATCTTTCCTCATATCAACGTTTACTCCGATATTGTGGTGGGGATTCTATTCTTACGGACAACGCCATAAATAGGCGACAACTTGGTTCATGGTTACCATCTATTTCTGATGCTGTTGAGAATTGGCTTAATCGTGGTATTGAAATAAAAACTATTACGGAATATTTTGATGTGAATTTTAATACTAATGAATTTTATCCAAAACAAATTCCAGTCATATCCTTTACTTCGGTATATTCTGATAGTACCGGATTATGGGATGGAGGAGAATCCGAATTATCTGATGATGATTACCATGCGGGAACAAATAATGATTCGATAGTATTAACATTTGCGCGTCCTTATGAAGCAAGAAGGGGTTTGCGTGCAATTTATCTTGGTGGCCTTGCATACCATGGAACACAATCAGTGTACGCAGCCACAATTACCGGAACATTTACAATAGGAGATTTCGTACATGGTGGGAATTCTGAGGCCGTCGGTATTGTAAAAGCAGTGACAGCAACGTCCTTGACAATAGAAGTATTATACGGACGTTTTGAACTTGGAGAAACGGTAACGGAATGGGCGACAGAGGATGGTATTGGTGCCGGAACTGCGACGGCAATACTTACGACAGCAACAAAATTGGGTATTGCCGAGGCATATCCAGAGATCACAAGAGGCGTTGAATTACAAATAAGATATATGATGAAAAATAAGGATAGGTTTGAACAAGGTTCTGTCAATAAGGATGGAACATCAAGTCGTCGCGGATCAATTGAAAACGATTCACAATTACAACCGGAAGCGACGATGATGCTTCAACATCTTCGGAGATTTGCGATATGAATGAGTCTCGTGCCTTTACTTATAAGACTTTTGATGTGCCAAAGTACAAAGAGGCATTAAATTCTATTAAGGATAAGATGTTGCAAAGAGCAGCAAAGGGTCTTTGGAATGGTATGCGGCAATTCGAGGGTCATATCATTACAAAAATGTTATCAGGGCGGTCAAGGACTTCTCTTGGAAGAGTCACCGGATACGCGGCAAGAAGTTGGCATTTGACTCCTTATGCTACATCTTTTGGTGATATATTTATTGTCAAGTTGAATACAAGTGCTCCTTATCTCAGAGTACACCAGACTGGAAGCAAGGACTGGGACGGAACTTTTAATGATGGTTACCGTTCTAAAAAAATGTTAGCAAGGGTTACTGGAATTGGAAAAGTTGAAAGACAAATCGGAGCTCCAAAACGGCATAATATTCCGAAACGTTTGCACATTTATGAGGATTTTAAGGACATTGGACAGCAAATGTTGATAAAAGGCGTGCAAGATGAAGTAACCCGCGGGAGATACTTTAAATGATATGCATAGGAATCGTTTTAAGCTATGTTTTAGCCAGGGTAATATAAAAGGTATGGTTTATATGGTTGGCAATTAAACGAATTAAAATAGGCTTTAAAATGCGTTTAAACGAGGGTAAAAATGAAAAAGGTAATCAGTTTCAGCGTTTGGGGTGATAATGAAGGATATTGTCAAGGTGCCATAGAAAATGCACTGATCGCACCTAAAATATATCCTGGTTGGATATGCCGCTTTTATGTTGATCCTTTTGTTCCACGTGAAATAATTACTCAACTTCTTGATCTTGGTTGTGAGGTAGTTTTCAAAGAAGAATCCATTGACAATATGGGATTGTATTGGCGCTTTGGTCCGATGTTTGATGATAAATTAGTTGAAAGATTTATCGTTCGGGATACGGATTCTCGTATCAATGTACGCGAGGCGCAAGCAGTAAAAGAATGGGAAGAAAGTAATTTACTTTTTCACATCATACGGGACAATAACGAACATAACATTCGTATACTTGGCGGAACGTGGGGAGCAAAAGCCGGGATTATTCCACATTTCAAACAATTGATGGATGCGTGGATTTTCGGTATAAAACCGGATACTCAAAATCCGAGAGGACTTTATCATGGTACGGATCAAATTTTTCTTGGTACAATTATTTGGCCGTTTATTGAGAATTGCCATATCGCACATGATAACTATTTTAACTTTACTGGAAGAGAAAAACCGTTGACGGTTAAGCTGAAACGGGATGGATATATTGGAATGGTTTATCATGATTCAGACCATGATAGAACGCTGGGGGAAAATGAATAAATTTCCCGATTCTATTATTGTTCTTGGAAACCGTTATGGTATCCAATATGACCAACCTTTCCCAGCGGTTAAGCCAACTTGTTTTGGGTATATCAGTTATCAGTCAAGACTTATTTTTGTAAAGTGTGCTGGGCGCAAGTTACAAGATGTGTGGCATACCCTTACCCATGAAATTCTACATGCCATTTGCCATGAGTTCAAAATCATTGGCTTAAAGGGTTTGGGTAATGAACGTAAGATTGACGTACTCGCGCTTGCACTTGTGGATACTTGTTTTCGTAATGGTTTTATCAAGGGGGGTTTGTAATGTTTACAATATTGAAAGGGCTGCTTGTTTTTATTTATGTCATTATAACCTGTTTTCCAATATTGCTTTGTATTTTATTTTATGAACTTGGTGGTGGTGATTCATTTATTGTAATTAATAAATGGTTATTTTTTGAAAAATGAAAAAGATGGGAAAGAGTGCACAGATGTACAATAAATTATGGTTAATGGTTCCGACATATAAACGACTTGACTGGATACAACGGTTTATTGAGTCCGCAATTGATAAGGCAGATAAACCAGAAGAAAATATTGGTTTTGTTTTTTGCGTAAATCATAAGGATAAAATTTCATTGGATTATCTTACCGATTTCTGCAATAATAAATTTAGAGATGCATTTATTATTCAAGAAAAATCTATACAGCCAAATCTTTCTCTTTATTATAATATGATGTATGATGCACTTGTAAAGGAACAAGGAGAATGTGTTGTTTCCATGCTTGGTGATGATATGGTCTTTGAAACAAAAGGTTATGATACCCGTTTACTTGAAGAGATTAATAAGCATGAAGGTGTTGGTGTTTTCTGGTGCGATGATGGTTATATTGCTCATGATAAATGTTGTATCAACTTGTTTGTGACAAAGAAAATGATCGAGTTGACCGGAAAACCTTTTATGTGTCCTTTTTATAAAGCTGATATGATTGATATGGTGTGGTGGTGGGTTGGACACTTTTCACAGACCGGGGTTTATCTCGGTGATGTTATAATCAAACATTTACATAATTCATCATTGCCTGGATATGATCCTACGTTTATGCGTTTGAGACCTTTACAGATTTCAGCTAATGCCCCTGATCAACAACAGCTCGGGCGCGTGTATGCAACAATCATTGCTGGTGATTTAATAGCAAGTGGGTTTGGATCATGGAACAGTCTTTAATACTTTCAATTCTAATTTGCACTTTACCCCGGCGTAACGACAAGTTACGTCGTTTGCTTGATATCCTTTTGCCACAAGTTGATGAAAGAATTGGTATTGTACAAAATGATCTTCAAACACTTACTATTGGTGCAAAACGAAATGCCTTAATCAATGAATCATCTGGTGAATACGTTTGCTTTATGGATGATGATGATCTCATTACTAAAGATTATGTCTCAAAAGTAATGGAAGCCTTGAAATCTAAACCTGATTGTGTTGGTATTCAAGGTGTCATGCTTACTAATGGAATTTGTCCACGTCGATTTTTTCATACTATTGAGGTTGATAAATGGTATACAAATGGTTGTGAATACTACAGGACGCCTAATCACCTCAATCCAATTAAAAGAAGTATTGCAAAGCAAGTTATGTTTAATGAATTTTCTTCTTTTGGAGAAGATAAAGAATATTCTTCCGGCATTCGTTCGCTGGTAAAAACTGAAGTAATGATAGATGATCCGATTTATTACTATTTGTATTATACGAAACCGGGTGAGGCTATTTTTGCATGAACTCTTGTGCATATGTAATTTTAAATTTAAAAAATAATAAACGGTACTATGGCAGTACAGATGATTTTTATGATAGAAAAAGTGCACATCTTTGCTATTTAAGAAAAAAGAAACATACAAATAAGAATCTTCAAAAAGATTTTAATATTTATGGAGAGGATTCTTTTAATTTTAAAATTATAATCAGCCATGGTGACAGGGAATATTTATACCAAAAAGAACAAAGTTTAATTGATAAATATATTAACAGTGGTTTGCTTTATAATATGGGCAATAATGCAAAAGCAAGAAAAGGTATTCCGTGTCCAGAAAAAATTAAAGAAAAACTTAGTAGAGAAAGAACCGGAAAAAATTGGGTTTGGTTTGGTAAAAAACATTCAGATGAAACGAAGGAAAAAATAAGAAAAGCAAATACAGGGACAGTTTTTACTGAAGAAAGAAAACGAAAAATTGGATTAAAATCAAAGGGAAGAATCCCCAATAACTTAACAAGAATTAAAATGAGCATTTCCCATAAAAAGTTCTGGAAAAATAGACAGGCAACTTAAAATGCGGTGGTTCTGCATTGATCAACATATTTCAGTGATTGCCGATCTCAAAAATATTTTTGCGCGATTAGGCCATACTATTGATGATATATGTTTGAGTGGTCACGCAAGTATTATGGGAAGAAAACGAGATAGTGTTCCCATGCTTGATGGTGATAAGTGGTGCGGATTTGTTCAACAGAAAAAATGGGATGAATTTTTTAATTTATATCCGGACTTAGATGAAAAATACGATGGTTTCATTTGTTGCTATCCACCTATATTTTCTTATCTTTATAAGAGATATAAAAAACCCATTATCATTGATATTCCTATTCGATATGAGTACCCTTGTCAATCTGATGCAGAAGATTGGCTTGATTTTAATGCATATTTACAGGAAGGTGTTGATTCAAAACGTATTTATCTTGTGGCAAATAGTCTTTATGACAAAGAATATACGAAAATGTTTCTTCAGCGGCCCGTGGAATACATTCCGAGTCTTTGTTTATATACTGGAATGAAATATACTGGAAAAAGAAACCAATTTCTTTATCGAAGTGCAAAACCTTTTGCTGAATTTGAAGGAACTAATTTCAAATGGAAAAATAATGAACTTCCTTTTGGGCATCCTTGGCAGGCAGTAGCAGAATACTCAGGGGTAGTACATTTTCCTTATAACGTATCCACGATGTCCACTTTTGAAGAATACTCAGCAGGAATACCAATATTTTGCCCATCTCTTGACTTTACTTTAGACCTTTACAAGCGAGGAAAGGCGTATAGAATGCTCGAACAGACTTCGTGGGCGTCAACATTGGCCGTCCCAGCGGCTCAGTAATACCTGTTCCTGAAGGAATGCCTGATCCAAATGACTTTATAAACATGGATTCTATGCGGTATTGGTTACAATTTGCAGACTATTTTAATGAAACGGCGATGC